TACAAAAGCTGTCGGTGTTGCTTATGCTGACCCAGCCGTTGATACTATTCAGTACAAACTGTTTACAGTTGCTACATTGCCAACCGCGTCCACAGCAATTGCTGGAACACGCGCTGCTGTAAGCGATTCTAATGCAGCTTATACTGCTGGTATCGGGGCTACTGTTGCTGCTGGAGGTTCTTATGTAGTTCCAGTATTTTGCAATGGTGTTAACTGGTTAATCGGCTAATAAATAGGGGGCTATTAGCCCCCTATCTACATAGAAAAAATATGCCTATCATTTATTTAGAACATCCAAACCACGGTACTAAAGTGGCGACAATGGAACAAGAAGCAGAATTTGATGAACAAAATGGCTGGGTGAGATATACTCACGATACGCCATCAATTTCTCAAGAAGTTGAACCAACAGAAGAATCTGTTGAAGTTGCGGCTCCTGTTAATACACTGGAAGTCAAAAGACGTCGTAAAACCATTCAGTAAGGAGTAAGTCATGGCTACTACAGCCCGCGATCAAATTATTGGCGCTTTGCGCTTAATTGGAATGTTAGCCGAGGCTGAAGTTCCGTCTGATGCTACGGTTCAAGACTCTTTAAACGCTTTGAATCAAATGATTGATTCATGGAATACTGAAGCGTTATCTGTTTTTGCTACACAAGATCAAATTGTTATGTGGCAGCCTAATCAAATATCCCATACTTTAGGGCCTACAGGAAACACTATTGGCAATCGCCCTATTTTGGTTGATGATGCGTCTTACTTCCGTGATCCAGCAAATAACATTTCGTTTGGTATTAAATTAATTAACCAACAGCAGTACGATGGTATCGCTGTTAAAACGGTTACTTCAACCTACCCACAAGTTATGTGGGTTAACACACAGTTTCCAAACGTACAGATGACTGTATATCCAGTGCCTACAAAGCTCTTGGAATTTCACATCATTTCTTACGAAGAACTTAAACAGCCTGCTAATTTATCTACTACGTTAGCTTTTCCTCCAGGCTATTTAAGATGCTTTAAATACAATTTGGCGTGTGAAATTGCTAATGAGTTTGGCGTAGAACCCCCACCCAACGTGGCGCGGATTGCTATGACTTCTAAACGTAATCTCAAGCGTATCAACAACCCAGACGACATTATGTCCTTGCCTTACAGTATTGTTGCTACTCGTCAGCGTTTCAATATTTTTGCTGGTAACTATTAATGAAAACGCCGATTTTAGGCCAATCTTATGTAGCACGTTCGGTCAATGCGGCAGACAACCGCATGGTTAATCTGTTTCCAGAGATCATCCCGGAAGGCGGCAAAGAGCCGGGTTTTCTTAACAGAGCGCCAGGGCTACGCAAATTAGTTACTATTGGCACTGGCCCTATTCGTGGGCTATGGTCGCATCAGACCAATGGCACTGACGCATACGTAGCCTCTGGCAATGAATTTTATAAAGTCTTTCCAGACTATACATATAAGCTACTTGGCACTATTTCAGGCGATGGCCCTGTATCTATTAGCGATAACGGCTCTCAATTGTTTATCGCGTGTAATCCTGACGCGTTTGTGTACGACGAACCTAAAGGCACTTTTCAACAAGTCAATTCACCCAACTTTGCAGGCGCTGTAACCGTTGGCTACATTGATGGCTACTTTGTATTTAATCAACCTGAGTCTAAGATTGTTTGGGTTACCGCGCCCTTAGATGGGTTAGAGATTGATCCATTAGCGTTTGCGGCTGCTGAAAGCTCACCCGATAACGTGGTTTGCCTAGCAGCTAACAATCGTGAAGTATGGATCTTTGGTACTGAAACAACTGAAGTTTGGTACGACGCCGCTACGCAGCCATTCCCGCTTGCGCCCATTCAAGGCGCATATAACGAAATTGGTTGCATCGCCGCATTTTCGGTAGCCAAGCTAGATAACAGTTTATTTTGGCTAGGCAACGATCCTAGGGGTTATGGCATTGTTTACCGTAACCAAGGCTATACTGGTAAACGTATTTCAACTCATGCGGTTGAATATGCTATTCAAAATTATGGCGACGTGTCTGACGCGATTGCGTATACGTATCAGCAAGAAGGCCATGCTTTTTATGTTTTAACTTTTCCAAGAGCTAACGCTACTTGGGTATACGATGTATCAACTAACGCTTGGCATGAGCGTGCTGGGTTTAATAATGGCATTTTTACCCGCCATCGTTCTAATTGCCAAATGAATTTTAATAATGACACCGTTGTTGGTGACTTTGAAAATGGCAATATTTACGCGCTAGACTTAGATGTTTATGCCGATAACGGTCAAATGCAAAAATGGTTGCGTTCATGGCGCCCATTACCAACTGGTCAAAATAACCTTAACAGAACCGCCCAGCACACGTTGCAGCTTGACGCTGAAGCAGGCGTAGGCATCAATAGTCAAGTTGACCCAAATCGCCGTGTAGACCTAATTATTGGGCCTACTGAAACTTTTACTATTGGCCCATACGAAACCGTGACTTTGTATGTTGATAATATTAACGGTAATACCGTAGGCGCTGACCCTGAAGTGATGTTGCGTTGGTCAGACGATGGCGGTCATACTTGGTCTAATGAACATTGGTCTAAGATGGGGCGTATTGGTCAATACGGCACTCGTACGTTTTGGCGTCGTCTTGGTATGACTGTTAAATTGCGCGATCGCATTTATGAAGTATCAGGAACAGACCCCGTAAAAGTTGCTATTGTAGGCGCTGAATTGCATTTAAATGGCACTAATTCGTAATGGCAACAAACATAACGTCGCTTCCATCGGCAAAGGTACCCGTAGTCTTTAGCGATAGTCAGCTAATGACAACGGAATGGTATCGTTTTTTCAATAATCTTTTTGGAATTATTGGCAGTGGTCAAGGCGTTATTTCAGTTGCTAGTGGTGGTACAGGTCAAAGTAGCTATACCGATGGGCAATTGCTTATTGGTAATACAGTAGGGAATACCCTAACTAAAAATACATTAACGCCCGGCCCCGGTATTGGCATATTAAATGGTAACGGTTCTATTACGATTGATAACACCGGCGTTACGTCATTAATTGCTGGCTCTAACATCACGCTTTCCGCTAGTACTGGCAAAGTCATCATATCGTCTACGGGTGCTGGCGGTAATATTGTTTCCGATGCTGTTGTTGCAACGCAAAATCAAACAATTTTTACCGTTCCTAAATACGACATAGGAACTAATACTTTAGAAGTTTATGTTAACGGTAATAAACAAATTGTCAGCGTTAACTACGACGAAACCGATAACGTAACTGTTACTTTTTTAACAGGATTAAATTTAAACGATTTAGTTGAGTTTAGAATTGTTGGTTCTTTAGGCAGCAATCTTAGTGGCGTTACAGGCGTATCTGCTACAACACCTTTGTATTCTAGCGGCGGTTCTACCCCTAATATTAGCCTTATCGGTAATATCCCCGTAGCTAATTTAAATAGCGGCACAGGCGCAAGTAGTTCAACATATTGGCGTGGAGATGGAACTTGGGCTAGTTTGCCTGCGTTTGCAACAGTTGCTGGCAATAACACTTGGTATGGCAATAATACCTTTACAGGCGGCGTTGCAATTGGTTCGGCTGCGCTATTAGGCGCTAACACCATTAATTCTCAATCGTATAATTTTAACGCTGGTACAGCTATTTATCGTGACCCATCATCCGGATCTGTAGTTATCTCTGATGGTGGCAGCGGTCAATATGAGTTTAGCACCGCAGGTTTATTAAATATTAATGGCTACGCTGCGCTTACTACACTTACGGGCGCTAGAGTTGGGTTTGCTAATACTTTTACTGCATTAAATAACTTTACGGGCGGTTTAACTATTGGCACTGCTACCACCGCAGGCGTAAATACAATAACATCGCAATCGTATAACTTTACGCCTAGCACTGCTATTTACCGCGACCCGTCTTCTGGCTCTGTAGTCATATCTGACGGCGGTAGCGGCCAGTATGAGTTTACGACTAGCGGTAGTTTAGCCCTTAACGGTTACGCCGCACTTACAACTCTTACTGGGGCTAGAGTTGGATTTGCTAATACGTTTACTGATGTAAATAACTTTACAGGCGGTTTAGTAATTGGTAGTGGTTCATCCGCAGGTGCCAATAGTATTTTGTCCCAGTCGTATAATTTTACGGCTGGTACCGCCATTTATCGCGACCCCGGATCTGGAATTGTTGTTATTTCTAACGGTACAGGTCAATTTCAATTTACTACCGCTGGATCTGCGTACAACACCACAGGTACTTGGGGCACTATTTCTGACGCCCGCGTTAAAGAAAACATTGCACCTGCTCATGGTTATCTTGATACACTTTGCCAATTAGAAGTAGTCAACTACAATCTGATTGATAAGTCTGATAAATTGTTAGGTTTTGTAGCACAACAAGTAGAACAGGTAATGCCAGGGTTAGTGGATACTAACGCTAATGACGAGTTTAATTTAGATGACCTTAAATCTATTAAAACGTCAGTGTTGATACCTATGCTTGTAAAAGCGGTGCAAGAGTTAAAAGCGCAGGTTGATGAACTAAAAGGTAAAACGTAAAAATGTCAAAGTACTTTAACAAAATTGGCTTTGGGTTCAATGTAATGCCCCTACAAGTGGCATTGCGTAGACAACCAGGCCTTTTTGGTAAATATAAAGATCGTTGTACGGGTGAAAGCCCACATCGCGATAGCGAAGATATTTGGGTTAGATACAACGATTACACAAACGTAGAAAAATGCGAGGCACAATTAAACGCGGATCATCCAGCTAACGGCCCACATAGACCTGTTTGGTACCCAGCTTATTATCAATTGCCACAAATACGCCCTATCATATTTGACTTAATGACTATGGTTGAAGGTGAGGAATTAGGTACTATTTTGCTAGTAAAGTTAGAGCCTGGTAAACAAGTTTATCCGCACACAGACGCTGGGTGGAGTGCTAATTATTACGAAAAATACTTTATCCCTATTCAAACAGCGCCTGGCGCGGCGTTTAATTTTCCTGATGGGGCGATTTATCCAGAATTAGGCTGCGCGTATTGGTTTAACAATAGTATTTTGCATAACTATACCAATAATACCGACGACGATGCTATTATGCTAATAGTTACCATTCGGTCGGACAAAGTACAAGGCGCATGATGAAATCTATTAGCGAACTGCATAAAATACTAGAAGGCACTTTTGAAGTTGACCTTGGTACTGTACATAACTTTTCTGATGGTTTATACGCCAAACAAATGTTTATCCCAAAAGGATATGTAGTAGGACAACACGCGCATAAATTTAGTCATTTAAGTATTTTGGCTAAGGGTAAAGTAATTGTAAAAACAGATACTGATGAAAAAGAATATGACGCTCCAGCTTGTTTAGAAATAAAAGAAGGCACGCACCATGCGGTTGAAGCATTAGAAGATACCGTTTGGTTTTGTATTCATGCAACGAATGAAACAAACATTGACAATATTGACAATGTTTTGATTGGTAAAGGAGAATAATATGCCAGCAGGATGGGCAATGGCGGGCGCCACTTTAGTAGGTGGCTATCTATCATCACAAGCGTCTAAAGACGCAGCTAACACGCAAGCTAATGCAGCTAATAATGCTACTGCAGCGCAGCAAGCAGCATTGCAACAGCAAATAGCGCTTAATAAACCTTTTTATGACGTTGGCGTAAATGCTGCTAATACTTTAGCTACGCAATCGCCATATAAGTTAGCAGCTTTTGACTTTAAAGCAGACCCAGGCTACGCATGGACATTGGATCAAGGCTTAAAAGCTATGAACGCAAACGCGGCGGCTAGGGGTGGTTTGATATCAGGCAACGCTTTGGCAGCAGGTCAAAAATATGGCCAAGGTTTAGGTTCTACTTATTATCAACAAGCATATAACAATTACTTAGCGCAAAACGCAGCTAATTTACAGGCTTACAATACCAATACTGCTAATACTCAATATTTAGCTAATCTAGGCCAATCATCGGCAAATAATCAAGCTAACGCTATTGGTAACTTTGGCAACTCAGCCGCGTCTAATATTCTTGGTGCAGGTAACGCGCAAGCCGCCGGGCAAGTAGGTTCGGCTAATGCGTACACTAATGCTATTGGTCAAGGAATTGGTCAATATCAAATGAATCAATTAATTAATAAGTCTGCGTATAACAGCGGCGGCGGTGGTGGAGGCGGTAACTCTAGCGCTGGCGGTGTAAATTCGTTAGAACAAGCGGGCCTTCAATACGGTTAAGGAATAAATATGCCACTCGATCCAAGTATTCCCCTTCAAGCTAAAGGCGTTCAATTAGAATCGCCTGCTAATCAACTTAACATGATGGCTACGGCTGCCAAATTAAATGAATACCAACGCGGTGTTCAGGAACAAAACGCGTTACGCGATCTTATTAAATCTGGCGTAGATATTAAATCGCCTGAAGCGCGTCAAAAGATGTACGAGATTTCACCTGAAATGGGCATTAAGTTTGAAAAAAGCCAAGCTGAGTTAAATAAAGCAAATCTTGAGACTAAAAAGTTAACTACCGAAGTAGATAAAAATCAATACGATCAGTTTAAACAACGAACAGCGGATCTTATTTTTAATCCTTCAGATAACAATATTAGAGCGCATTTAGAAGATGGCGTATTAAAAGGGATGATTACACCTGGTCAAGCACAAGAACGATTAAATACAGTTCTTGGTATGAATTTAGACCAACGTAAGCAATATTTTACTGAACAAGGTGTTAAAGCTGAAGAACGCTATAGAATGGCTGAACAACAACGTCATAACAAGGTTACTGAAGGTATTGCTGGCGGTCATTTAACAGTAGCTCAACAAACATTAGCCGCTGCTAATAACCCAGAATTACAAGCTACACTTTCAGCTGCTAAAGCTGGTGGTACTGAAACAGGTAAAGCTACGGCTCAAGCTGCTATTGCATTACCAGGCGCTATTGCTACGGGTGAAGAAGCTATCCGTAAAGTGGATGAATTAGTTGGTGCTGCTCCGGTTAAAAACGCTGAAGGTAAACTTATTAGCGCAGGTACTAAACCTCACGCTGGTTTTGGTCAAGCGGTTGGTGCAGGTATCCCTGGCCTTAAATATATCCCTGGTACTTCTGTAACTGACTTTAACAAGCGTTTAGAAGAAATCCAAGGCGGCGCGTTCTTGCAAGCGTTTAACACGCTTAAAGGTGGTGGTTCTATTACTGAAGCTGAAGGTACTAAAGCAACTCAAGCTATTAACCGCATGAGCACCGCCCAAAGTGAAAAAGAATTTAATTTGGCTGCTAGAGAATACCAAGAGGTTCTTCGTAATGGTATTGCACGGGCTAAAGCTAAAGCAGCTGGCGGCGGCGGCGTTCCTGTAGGGCGCGGCAATTCAGCTCCAGTAGTAGGCGGTGAAATCGATTTTAACAGTTTGAAATAAAGGATCCATCATGGATGTCCGTTTACCTGATGGTACTTTGCTAAGAAACGTGCCTGATGGCATGAGCAAAGCTGATTTAACTGCTAAGTTGCAATTCAATGGCTACGATATAAGTAAGTTAGGCGCTCCTGCGCCTGAGCCTAAAGCATCAGTGTCTGTTGAAGCGGCGCCAGCACAAGAATCAAATTTTATTCCTAGAAGCATAGAAGAAGCTAAAGGCCAACTACGTCAAGACCCTATCATTCAGGTTGGCGCTGGTCTTTACAAAGGTTTTAAAGATATTACCGATACAGGCATGAAATTAGCTGCTAGCGCCGTTGATTATGTTTTGCCTAAAGCGCCAAGCGAAATGACGCGTCGTGAAAAAATTAATGCTTTAGCTGACATTCAAGATAAACAATATCAAGCTACTTATGGTGAAAGCATGGTTGCTCCATCGGCTCGTATAGTTGGTAATGCTTTAGCTACATATCCTGTTGGCGGTGTTATCGCAGCCCCTATTAAAGCTTTAGGTAATGCTGTACCAGCCATAGCTAGATTTACAACGCCTATTGCCGAATCTATTGCTTCTGGTGGCTTCCGCACAGGTTTACCAACTGCAACTACGCTTGGTGAAAAAGCTATTGAAAAAAGCGTTCAAGCTGTTGGTGGTGCTACATTAGGTGGTGCTTCTGCAGCTGCCGTTAATCCTGAAGATGCTAGCACTGGTGCTATGGTAGGTGCAGTTGTTCCAACTGTAGCTGCGCCTGTAGTTAAAGGTTTAGCTAAAGTCGGCGGCAAACTTTACGATTTAGCAACAGGGCAGTTGGCTACCGTCCACGCGGGTAAATTAGCCCGTGAAATGGCTGGAGAACAACTTAATGCTATCCGCGCTGCTAACGGCGCCGCGCCTTTAGACATTACCGCCGCACAAGCTACTTATAACATCGACAACGACGTTTGGCAGGCATTTAATGATGTCATCCAAGGCAAAGACAAAAAAGCTATATTTAGCACTTTAAAGACCAAACAAGCGCAGGATCAATTTGACATCTTGGCTAATTTGGCTGGTGGTGCTAACCAGGCTGAAGCTAGAGGAAGCCGTGAAGCGACCAATAAGTTATTGAATCAAGTCACTACACCAATGCGTGAGCAAAACCTATTGGCTGCTAACGTAGGTGGTCAAGTGGGTATTCCATTACAGCAAGAAGCTAATGCGGCTCGTCAAGCTGCGGCGGCTAATGTAGATGAAGTACGCCGTTTAGAAGCGCTTAAAGGCCGTGCTATCAATCCACAGCCAGGTAATCTAATGAACGATTACCCACTAAGCAATATTCCTGAAAAAGCTGACCAACTAGCTAATCAAGCAGCTGCTGAATCATTAGCGCAAGGTGAAGCAGCAAGAATTGCTGAAGCTAAAGTAGCTGATCTAAAAGCACAAGGGTTAAACCCATTAAATGTTAATGGTGTTACTGGCAAATTGCGTAGCTTGGCTACAGCGCCTGGAACCCGTGCTGACCCTGTTCAAGTACGCGTGTTGTCCAGCATTGAACAACAAATTAAAGATTTGGCAGAACGTAATGGCGGCGTTATTGATGCTAACGATTTGTACCAGATTCGTAAAACAGGTATTAATGACGCTATTGAAAAACAGCTTACTTCTGAAGGTTTAGACCCTAAAACTCAAAGCAAACGAATTGCCGATATGCTTGGTCAAGTTCGTCCATTGGTTGATGATGCTATTGAAGCAGCTGGTGGAAAAGGATGGCGTGATTACTTATCTACGCACGCGGCTGGTATGCGCCAAATTGAGCAAAAAGAGCTTGCCGCTAAAGCTATGGACTTGTACAAGTCATCACCTAAGCAATTTATTGACCTTATTAAAGGCAACGATATTAAAGCCATTGAAGAAATCTTTGGCCCCGGCAATTACGACATCGCTAAAGCGATGGGTGATAAGATGGTCAAGTTGCAAAAAGTTGCGGGTGAAGTTGAGCGTGATGTTATTGACATCCCTAAACGTATTGCAGCGGGTCGCAAAGCTTTAGAGATTACAGAGCCAAGCGTATCAGGCAAGATTCCAGGCTTTGTAGGCTACAAGACTGCATTAGCTAAAAAGTTTGTTCAAATTGCTGAAGGCAAAGTTAATCAAAAGACAATGGATGCGCTGATTAAAGGCGCTGAAAACGGCAAGAATATGAACGATTTACTTAATACATTACCAGCTGAGGAGCGTGTTAGAGTTTTAAAAGTATTGTCTAATAGTAAAGAATGGAACTCTTGGGTAACTCGCGCTGCTGGAGCTGCTGCAACAGAACCTGTTAATAACTTAGCTCCAGGTGAGCAAAATGTAAACGCGCTTGCGAGGTAATAATGAATCAGGATTTTTTAAACTGGGCTTTTGGAATATTTAATCTTATTCTTGGTGGTTTTATTAAAGCAATGTGGGATTCTTACAAAGAACTTAAAAAAGTTGACGCTCAATTGGCTGAAAAAGTTAACCAAATTGAAGTATTGGTGGCTGGCCAATATGTAAAGCGTGATGATTTTGACAGGCTTGCCAATGCTATTTTTGTAAAGCTAGATAAGATTAGCGATAAGTTAGACAGCAAAGCGGATAGATGAAAGCGCATAAATCCAAAACAATGTGGTTTTCTTTGGCGTTAGTAGTATTTGGCGCCCTATTTGATAATTTTTCTTACATTCAAAATATTATTAATCCTCAATGGTACGGCCCGTTATTGATGGGAATTGGGGTCATTGTGGCGGTGCTTAGGTTTTATACCAGTAAGCCTTTGGACTAATTATGTTTCCATTACCAATTATCACTTATGTCAAAATTGGGTTATGTGCTGCTTTGCTATGCCTTTCTTGGTATTTTGGCTATAGCTTTGAGTCTGCACGATTTGAACGCTATAAGGCAGACCAGATTGCCCAAACACAAAAAATCGAAAAAGAACAGCAAATCGCCGCAGATCAAATAAGGAAAGCTAAAGATGCTCAAATTAAAGCTATTAATACTCAGCTCGTTGACGCTATTAGTGAGTTGCGTAAACGTCCCGGTCGTCCCCAAAGCCCCATCCTTGGACAAATTGGAACTGGGGCCAGCCTTTTCGCCGAGGATGCAATCTTTCTTAGACGGGAAGCTGCCAGAGCAGACGAACTTAGGGCAGGGCTTGAAGCCTGCTATGCCCAATACGACGCGGTAACAAAATGAATGACCAATTATTAAGAGAAGTTACAAGAGTAGCTATTTACACTTTGGCTTTTATGATAGTTTCTATGACTGTTGTTATGCTTTACGGACTTTTTGACGAAAAAGTTGATAACAGCAAAATATTTGAAGTATTTGTCCCCGCATTTCAAATGTGTATAGGCTCATTCGTGGGCTTTTTAGGTGGTATTCAAGTAGGTAAATCTAACAATGACGAATGAACAATTACAGGCGCTTGGTATTGACGCCAAATGGTTACAGCCTTTAAACGATACTTTTGAAAAATACGACATTAATACGCCAAAACGTCAAGCAGCGTTTATAGGCCAATGCGCCCATGAATCTAATAATTTTAAAACTTTAGAAGAAAATTTACATTACAGCGCTTCTGCGCTTATGCGCGTTTGGCCTTCTCGTTTTCCGGATATGGACACGGCTGAAAAATACGCAAACAATCCCGAAAAAATAGCTAATAAAGTTTATGCAGGGCGAATGGGTAACGCCGAAGATGGCGACGGTTGGAAATACCACGGGCGCGGTTTAATTCAATTAACAGGCAAAGAAAATTACGAACATTGCGGGTCTAGCTTAAACATAGATTTTGTTAATAATCCTGATTTGCTGCTTGATCCTAAATACGCAACTTTAAGCGCTGGCTGGTTTTTTAACAAAAAAGGCTTAAACCAATTAGCTGACATTGGCGATGTAGTCGGAATAACCAAGCGTATCAATGGCGGTACACTTGGCTTGGATGACCGAGCAACGCGTACTAATCGAGTTTTACAGGTTCTTCAAGATACTTCTCAAGCCTAGCAATTCGTTGCGTTTCAAAGCTACATAGCGTTGAGTAATACTCAGAGTGGGTCTTATGCTCCAAATAGCTACGACGAGCGTTTTCTAGCTCTTTAGCAGCTAATGTTTTAGCTGATGGTGGGTTGATTATCATTAACCAAATTCTCTTTAATGTGTTCATTGTTTTTCCTTTGTGATTACTTCACGATAAGCACGAATAGCGTCTTTAAGATCTTGACGTAATTCCCGTAGCTCAAAATACATTTCTTCTGCTAGCTTTACTAAAGTGTCATGGCTCCATGACTTAAAATCAGGCGCCATCATGGTTTGACCGCAATCTTCATTAGCTCAATACGCTCGCGGGATACGCGCAACGTGTTGTAGCGTTGATGCAAGCGTTGCAATACAGATGAACGTTTTTCACCAAAACGCTCGGCTTCAAGCAAGCCCCAAACATCGGCTTCAGACATCATTGAAAGTTGATTATTTAACTCTCGCCAACTTAGCTTCTTCATTTTTAATCCTTTCTTTCAACGCTTTAATTTCTTCAATAGTTCTTGTTAATGCTTTAGCAGCGGTGCCATAGTTACGCACCCGGATGACGCTTTCAGCCTGCTTTAGTTTTAGTTTTGCTTTTAGGTTTAGCAATCTTTTCACTTTCTAACCTTTCTATTTCTTTAATTAAGTCACGAATCATTAACTCAATATTGGTTTGAGGCGCATATTCAGCAATGTCATCGGCTAACTTGCGGGCTTCGTCTAATAATTTCATCCTTGTTCCCCTGCCGCCACAGCCAACTTAACGGCTTTAACATATTCTGATTCATATTTTCCTACGGCTTCTTCTAGCTCATCTACGCGGTCGTCTAACTCACGTAACTTTACGGCTGCTTTAGCCATTGGGCTATCTTCCCATCCTTCACATCCTGCGCCAATAGCGTCAAGTTCTGCGGCTATTTCATACGCTGTCATTTTAATTCCTCCAAAGCTATATCTGAAATGGCACGTTTGTCGCCAAGCGCGCCCCAAATCCTTTCGTCAATCGTTTTGTTTGTTAACAAAAGGTACACCCATACTGCGTGTTTTTGACCGCTGCGGTGCAAACGCCCAACGGTTTGTTCGTACAACTCAAGGCTCCAAGGCAGCGATACAAAAATCATTTTATTGCCGCCATGCTGAAGATTTAGCCCATGCCCAGCCGATTTAGGGTGAATCAATAGCAACTCAACTTTGCCATCGTTCCAACGCTCAATAGCTTTGTCATCATTGATTGTCTGGGCGTGTGGGTAGCGGCGTTTAAGTTCAGCCAATTCTTCAATGTAGTTGTAAACAATAATGGTGTTGTCGTGTTGGTTTTCCTCAATTAACTCGTCCAACATATCAAATTTGTGCGTGCTAAACCAAATAGGCGTCTTGGTGACGTTCATGCGCCCTGGCGTATCTGAAACGGTTGTCGTTGTTTCGTACACCCAACCACCTGCCATCTGTTGCAATTTGCCTGTAACTACGCCTGCATTGACTGCGGTAATTTGCACGTCTTTAAACTCAATGACAAAATCCTTTTTCATTTTTTCGTATGGGGTGCGGTCAGCCAAGTCGCACTTCATCTCAACGGTGTGGCACGGCGGCAACTTGTCAGCATATTCACCAGCGTCTAATAAGAACGTAGCAGGTTTGATACGCTCCATGACTTGCGCCAAAGAATTTACGCGTGGCTCCCACTCACCAAAATCTTTATTAACCAAAACAAAATATTGCTGCATAAACGCGCCTTTAGCACGGCCTAGCAACTCTTGATTGATGATCTTGCACTGCCCAAAAACATCTTCTAAGCCGTTAGAAGTAAACGAGCCTGTCAAACCCCAACGAATCTTGATGCTATCAATGACTTTAGACAACGCTTTAAAGCGTTTGCCAGATGGGTTTTTGAGCTTGGTTAGCTCATCAAACACGATGCCGTCAAAGTCTAGCTCTTGTTCGGCAAGCCATTGAATATTGTCGTAGTTAGTAACTACTACGGGAAAACCCGAATGTAACGCTTGGGCGCGCTGCGCTGGCGTACCCACGGCGACTGCCAGCGGCATATCAGTAGCCCACTTCGGTTGCTCTACAGGCCACACGTCCGTACAGACGCGTTTAGGAGCTAATACAAGCCATCGTTTGACCACGCCGTAGCGCAGCATATCTTGCATGGCTGTCAACGTCAGCGCCGTCTTTCCTGCGCCTACAGGGGCAAGAATCATAGCGCGGTCGTTTTCATACAAAAAGTCGGCTGCTTTTTCTTGGTAATCTCTTAGTTTCATGTGCTAATTACCTGCGCTGCCCAATCATTAATCTGTTTTTTAGACCACAAACAAGCGTATCGTTGATGTAAGTTAATAATGTCCTCCGCAAATATTTCTTGAAGCGCTGAAAGACGGCCTTGTGGGGCTTTAAGTTCTACAAACCATGTCTGCCCATTAGGTAAACAAGCGATCCTGTCAGCCACACCACGCATGGTCATAGACTTAAACTTATAGGATTTACCGCCTATAGATTCAACAGCCCAAATAAAGTATTTTTCAATTTCTTTTTCATTCATGTAAAAAAGTTTAGCACACAAATAAAAAGTATGGTAAAGTTTAATTTCAGTCAACTAAAGTAAAGGAATCAAGATGGAACTCACGAAACATTCCAGCGTAGTGGGCGGTTCAACTGCCAAACGTGTCATTGGTTGCCCTGGCTCTGTAGCCTTGTGCGCCAAGATGCCCCCTAAGCCTTCTAGCAAATACGCTGATGAAGGCACCCTACTTCATAACGTCATGGATTTGATTCTATCTACAGGTCAAACCCCTGAGTCGTTTGCTGGCATGGAATACGAAAGCATCAAGCTAACGCAAGAATTGATTGATGAGAAGGTTTACCCAGCTCTCAAAGCATTAGATGAAATTGACCCTAATAAGGAGATGGAGTATGCGACGGAAACCCGTGTCGGCTTTGGAGATTTTTTACCTGGTGTGTTTGGCTCTACTGATCTTCTTGGTCGGATTGGTAAACGTGCTTTCATTCTTGATTGGAAGTTTGGTTCAGGTGTCCCAGTTCCTGCTGACGACAATCCTCAATTAATGTTTTACGCCGCCGCAGCTATGCGTACACCTGAAGTGCAATGGGTGTTTGATGAGTGCGATGAAATTGAGTGCATTATTGTGCAGCCTCCATCTGTAAAGCGTTGGGTTACTACAACAAAACGCATCAAAGCGTTTGAGCAAGAGCTAGCAATGGCAGTCAAAATCAGCCAAATGCCCGACGCGCCGTTAAATTCTGGTGAACATTGCCGTTGGTGCGCTGCCAAACCTACTTGTCCTAAAATGACAGGGCTTGCCGAACGCGCTTTGCACGCTCAATTAGACATTCTTAACGTAGCGCAAATTAGCGAATATCTTAAAAAAGCCGATATGCTAGAGCAATGGATTGCAGATGTGCGTGGATTAGCGCATCAAGTTTTAGACGCAGGCAAGCCTGTGCCGGGCTTTAAGTTGGTTGCTAAACGAGCAACACGCCAATGGGCTGATGAAGATCAGGCTTTGGTCGCTATGCTCAACGAGGGTATATCCGAGGATGAATTAACAACAACTAAGGTAATATCTCCTGCGCAGGCAGAAAAAGTATTGAAAAAGCATGGCAAGCAATTGCCTGCCAATCAAGTAGTAGCAGTAAGCAGTGGCAGTACGTTGGTTGAGGAATCTGATCCAAGACCTGCGGTATTACAAATCGGGCAGCAACTTACCGCAGCCCTTTCTAAACTTCAATAAGGACTTAAAATCATGTCAAATATCACTACATTCTCAGGTGCAAATCTCCCTTCAGTTAAATCATTGGCTACAGCGTTACGTACCATTGAAACCGACGTGGGCGCAGCAGGCACCGTCATTATCAAGATGGACAAAACAGGTCATTGGGTTTTCGGTGCAGATCAGACCGAAATCGAAGATGACTCTACTTGGGCAGTTAACCCTTTCTCTTTCGTTCATGGCTACATTGCATGGGGCGACGGTGAAGTGTTGGCTGAGAAGATGGTTAGCGTAAGCCAGCCATTGCCTGAACTCGAAGCAGCGCCT